GTTGCCCATCTTTTGCTTAACATATGTTAAGGCATCTGCCTGGTACTGTGCATCTCGAATCGCACTGTTGGCGCTGAGTCTATTTTTATTGTTTACAAACTCAGGCGTGCCTGGCGTGTTGGCATTTTTACTCCATTGCTTTTTATCATCGACATCAATAGGTATCACGCTATCACCGGCTATGACACTGGCCCTAAACATGGGCTCGTGTGTAACGAATCTGTGTACTGTGGTCTTGGTCTGTCTGGTGAATGGCTCAAGTGGCTTGATTCCTTTTTGGGCCAACTCAACATCTCCCTCATCTCTTTCTGTGATACCGGCGGCGTCCGTATTAAGCCATGTTGGTCCCCATGCACTGCTGGCACTAGTTGAATTGAAATGCACCTGTGCTCCTGCTAGGTGTATTTGTCCTGACGCTCCGTGTAACTGACTTCCTTCTGTAAATGAACTAAGACCATCTCTAGCGTAGTCTCTGATCGATCCTGCTTGTGAACTATTGAAAATGCCTTTGTCACCCAAGTTCATCATGTAGGTACCTGAGCTCTGTATCAACTCGCCTGATGAACTTATTCTTATCTGCCCCCCGGCGTGCATATTGATGTTGGAGTCCGAGTGTAGGTTGAAATCACCTTCGGTCCTCAGGTTGATTCCTCCAACTCCCGAATACAAATCTATTCTGCCATTTTTCTGCATTTCAACGTAGGCGTTACCTGAACCGTTGGCTATGTATACTACGCCATCTGTATCGTGCATTAACAACTGATGGCCAGATGCTGTCCTCAATCTTGTAAGTTGGTTTGTTCCATCAACTGCACCATCATCCATTACAAATGTGTGTCCTGTCCCTCTAGTGACGTAATCTAGTCTGGTTGATCCTTTTACACCAACTTTCTTTTGTGTGGATCCTGTATCCTTCCTTCCTGGTGTGCTTATGCCAAAAACTGCACTAGGAGTTTCTCTCCGTGCAGAACTTGAAGTGTTTCCCCTTATGTTATCAGCACTTAGACCTTGGGCCAAAAGTGTTTCTGCAAAAGGGTGTATTGGTTTGGGGATGGATTCATAGTTGTTGTTTTGCAAGGCTCCTGCCCTGTTTCTATTAAGCTCACCTGATGGCACATTTTTTGACCCATATGTTGATTGTTTGTCTTGTTGGAATCCTGCGTCTGCCCCTTCAAAGGTTCCATCCAAAGCATCATTTGTGTTGGTGCTGGACGCTATTCCTGGTGTCATGTGGTTTGTGAAAGGCTCTTGGACGCAACCTATCCAATAGGCCTGCTCCATTTTTCCTTCAGCAAATATCACTAAAACTTTTGTTTCGAGGTCTGGCGGTACCATCCACATACCATAGGAATGTTGAGAATCTTCAAAACCAATCCCGGAACCTTTTACAAATTTTCCGCCTTTGGCTCCATAAAAAGGGGCGAGGTAATCACAGGTTATTAATTGATTCTCTTCCGGATCGGTTGCTTTCACGAGTGTTGGTATTAAAACTTGTAACCTTCCCATCTTTGTTGGGTCTATGTTATTTTTCACAACAGCCAGATAAGGACCTGGATTTTGTCCTGTCCAAGATTTATCACCACCTGGTGCTTGAGGGGTTGATGCGTCTCCTTTTAGATAATTGTGTAATGACATTAACTTATAAATCCTTTTATTTTACCTATTGTCTTAGATATTTCTTTCTTAACTCTACTTACGTTTGCAGTGGCAAGGTCTAAGAATTTTTTTCTTATGCTGACAATGTTGGACCTTACATTTATCAAGTCTTTTTCATTATAAAAATTTTTAAGTTCATCTTTACGTAAGACAAAAGATTCACCATCCCTGTTTGTAACATTTACACTTGCAATTGGATTAGATATATCAACACCTTGGTTATTGAATCTGGTTAGATGTAGACTGTTGGTGTACCTGCCATCCACAAAGTTGTGTTCCACCTGTACGACCCTATATAATCCACTGAACGCCGCTGACTGATCACTCTGTAGTTCATAAACACCTGTTCTATCATTGATGTCGGTCGGCATTCTAAAATTTAGCATGATTACTGGCTCTGCAACGTCTGTATTGTAGCAACGAAGTTCATCATTCCAAATCCTGTTTCTATTTGCCCTCCAATAATCTATGTCAGGATCTGTCCCAACTCCGGTGCCTTCTGCAAAACTTTTAGCGTTAAGTGGTATGAACTGTGATTGGCTAATCCAGGCTGGATCACCAAGTATCTCCATTCTGATATTGACCATGTCTGCCAGAGGGTGAGTCAAGGCATCCAAGAAGGAATCCAACTGAGTTGGCGTGCCTCCAATGGTTCCTGTACCTTCTGATTTGGCTCCGCTAGGATATGACCTTGTTGAGAAATCCTGATCAACAAAATGATCCACTGGATTTGCAACACCACCATCTAATTTATCCTGTGCGTCAACTATTCTGTTTTTACGATCATCGGTTGCTTCGAAATCCTTCAATCTCGCCTGGAAGTATGCCACTTTGTAATCGATACTTAGATCCTGTATGTCTAAATTTTCACCTGTGAAAATATAATTGTATGTCTTGAACACAAAATCTTTGAAATTC